ATTTCAGAAGCAGTTGAGCAAGCAGCAGGAGAAGATACTAACTATGTAGCTACTTACTATCCATGGATTAAAACTATCGATGTAAATACTAACAAATTAGTAGCAGTTCCACCATCAGTATTATTAGCAGGTACATTCGCACAGAACGATAGATTAGGTGCTGAGTGGTTCGCACCAGCTGGTTTAAATAGAGGTGGTATTGCAGGAGCAGTTCAAGTGTTGAACAGATTAACTCAATCAGAGAGAGATACATTATACGAAGGAAAAGTAAACCCAATTGCAACATTCCCTGGACAAGGTATTAGTGCATTTGGACAAAAGACTTTACAAGATAAAGCATCTGCATTAGATAGAATCAACGTAAGAAGATTGTTAATTAACTTAAAGAAGTTTGTTGCATCTACTTCAAGATTCTTAGTGTTCGAACAAAATACGGCACAAACAAGAAGTAAATTCTTAAATACTGTAAACCCTTACTTAGAAGCAGTTCAACAAAGACAAGGACTTTACGCATTTAGAGTGGTTATGGATGAGACAAATAATACACCAGATGTAATCGACAGAAACATATTACAAGGTTCTGTGTTTTTACAACCTGCTAAGACAGCTGAATTCATCGTAATTGATTTCAACATCTTACCAACAGGAGCATCATTTAGTGTATAATTTCGATAATTGATATTTATATAAAAGAAATAAAAAATGGCAGAAGTATTAGAATTTAACGAAATGTTTTATACCAATTTCGAACCTAAGATGAAAAATAGATTCATCTTCGAAATAGACGGTATCCCTTCATATTTAGTGAAAGCTGGTAACAGACCTACAATCACTTTTGAACCTGTGGTATTAGACCATATTAACATCAAAAGAAAGTTAAAAGGAAAAGGAGATTGGTCTACGTTAGAAATTACACTTTACGACCCAATTGTTCCTTCTGGAGCACAAGCGGTAATGGAGTGGGTGAGAACATCACATGAATCATTAACAGGTAGAGATGGATACGCAGAGTTCTATAAGAAGGATGTGGATTTCTATATGTTAGGTCCAGTAGGTGATAAGATTGAGCAGTGGAAATTAAAAGGAGCATTTATCACTTCAGCGAACTTCGGTGATTTGGATTGGAGTAATGCTACTGACCCTACTACAATCGTATTAGAACTTACTTATGATTATGCAATCTTAGAATTCTAAAAAAATATTCCTTACGGATGCTACCGAAGGACAACCCTCATCAGAAATGGTGGGGGTTTTTTTGTTTTGAAAATTTAAGATATATATATTTATATACAAAACAATAAGTTATTATTATGGCAGAACAAAAGTACGATTTCGCAACGGAGGTTATAACACTTCCATCTGAAGGAAAGGGGTATCCAGAAACATCCCCATTATCAAAGGGTACAATAGAGATTAAGTATATGACAGCTAGGGAGGAAGAAATCCTTACATCTCAAAACCTAATTAAAAAAGGTATTGTATTAAACAAATTATTTGAATCAATTGTTGTTGATAAAGATATTGATATAAACGAAATCCTAATAGGAGATAAGAACGCTATTATGTTAGCGACTCGTATTTTAGGATATGGTCCTTTATATTCAATTGAAGTTACTAATGATAATGGAGATAAGGAAAAACTAGATGTAGATTTATCAAAAGTTCAAACAAAGGATATTGATTTAACTAAATTGAGAAGAGATAACCGATACCCATATACTACTACATCTGGAAATAATTTAGTATTCAAATTGTTATCACATGGTGATGAGCAAAAGATTGAAGAGGATATTAAAGCATTAGCTAAATTCAATAAAGGAGGTATAAGTTCAGAATTAACTACTAGATATCGTTATATGATTCAGGAAGTAGATGGTAAAACTGATAGTAAATCAATTATAGATTTTATCAATAACAAATTTTTAGCTAGAGATACTAGAGCATTTAGGGAACATATTAAGAGTGTATCACCTGATGTAAAAATGGAATTTGAATATGAAGACCCTGAGACAGGAGAAAAGGAGGTACGCTCGATTCCGATGGGCGTAGGGTTTTTTTGGCCTACCGAGTAATTATTCAGTAATTTTACACAGTCAGATATTCGATTTGTGTTATTATGGGAATGGTTTTATATATTCGGATATATATCAAATGCCGGTTCATATAAGAAATTTTTATTATAACAAATTAATACAATCGAAAAAAACTGAAAAAGAACAAACCGAAAAGGTATCAAAAAGTAAAGGCCCATCAAAAGGGCCGAATCTATCTAAAGTGAGAGTTAATCGTTAACTCTCATTTTTTTTATAATGATATTTATATATAATTGATAAACTGTAAAAAAATGAAAATTACAAAAAAAGAAGCTAAATTATTTAAAGAATCACATAATAAATGGTTGAATGAAAGTAGTTTTTTAGCAAGATTATTTCTTAAGCAAGTAACATCTGGTATTAAGGATGATAAAGATTTGCAGAAATCCATTGAAGATGCAGATAAGGATTTAGAGAAAACAAGAAATAAGATAGAAAAAATAGCAAGTGGAGATAAGGAAAAGGTAAAAAATGCTATCCCTCCAAATGTGAGAAAGTATTTAGGATTTGATTATTAATTACATAGTTTAATATGGCAAAATCACCTAATCAGGAACAAAAAGAATATAATTCTTTATTAGAACTTACTCAATCAATGTTGGGTGAGATTGGCAATGCTATGGGAGATATTGGTGCTGCATCTGATAAGAGAAATAAAAAATTAGCTGAGCAAGTTGATTTAACACAAGAAATTCTAAAGTCGGTGAAAAATGAAGCAGATGCATTGGCAGCTGTAGAACTTATTCGAGAAAATAGTAAACAAATAAGTAAGCAAGATTTTGGTATTAATAATAAATTAAAAGAAACATTTACACAACAACAGGCAGCATTGGAGGGTATTGTACAGGCACATCAACAAAGTGCTAAGATATTAACTACTGTAGATGGTATAGCGGATGGTGTTAAGAGTAAATTTGATGGAATAGCCGATGGTTTATTGGATGATATTGAATCAATACCAATAATAGGTAAACCATTGGCATCTTTATTTGAACCGTTTAAGAATAAAATAAAAGCCCAATTTGGAAACGTAATTGGGGATTTTAAAGGGGGGTTTGGTAAAGCATTTGCAACCGCTAGAGGAAATGGAATGAGCTTTGCAAAAAGTGTTACAACTGGAATAGGTGGCGGATTAAAGGCAGCAGCAGGTTCGGCAAGAATATTTGCGGCTACTTTACTTACACCGGTTGGAATTGCATATATGTTGTATAAAGCATTTAGTCTTGGATTAGAAAGGTTCAAAGAATTAGATGCGGCGGCACAATCATTTAGAGAAAATACGGGTTTATTAAATTCTCAGACACAGGGATTGCAAAAAACAATATCTAGTGTATCATTAGAATACGCTAACTTAGGAGTTAACGCCGCTGATGTTGCGAATGCAGCTGGAGAATTCACAAACGCATTTGATGGAATACAACAACCTGCAAAAGAGACGGTTGAATCCTTAGTTATAATGAATAAAAACTTTGGAGTAGGATTTGCAGAAGCTTCCAAAGTAAATAAGGTATTCCAAAATATGGGAAACCTTACTGAAGCGCAAGCAGCATCATTAAGTATGTCAGTTGTTGAGATGAGTAAATTAGCTGGAGTTGCTCCTCAAAAAGTAATGGCTGATATCGCTAATAATAGTGGAGATGCTCTTAAATATTTTAGAGGTTCACCAAAAGAATTAGCAAAATCCGCAGTAAGTTTAGCTGCAATGGGTTCTTCATTACAAAGTGCTTCTAAATCATCCGAAGCATTATTAGATTTTGAAAGTAGTATTGCAAATGAATTAGAAGCAAGTGCAATGTTAGGGGCTGATATAAACTTAGAAAAGGCGAGAGCAGCTGCATTTGCTGGAAACCAATATGAGCAAGAAAAGGCCATAATGGAAGAAATGATGAAGGTGGGTGATATCAATAAAATGGATATGTACTCAAAAGAAGCATTGGCTAAGGCAACTGGTAAATCAGTTGAGGAGTTGGTTAATATGCAACGAATCCAAAAACAATTCGGAAACTTAGATGAAGGACGTTTAGCAGCGGCACACGCATTAATGGATGCTGGAAAAGATATAACTCAACTAAGTTCTGCTGATTTGGATTTACAAAATAAAAAAATGGCATCGCAACAACAAATGCAAGGTCAAATGGATAAGTTAACAAACTCATCTGGTGTATTAGGAACTGCACTTATGGATGCACTTGCACCGCTTGCAAAAGTATTAATACCTATAGCAACGGATATTTTTGATGTGTTAAATAGTTTATTAATGCCAGCTTTAAGTGCTATCGGTTCGGTTTTAAATATAGCATTAATGCCTTTGAGAGTTATGTGGGATTTATTTATGGCAATAGCTAAACCTATCGCAGCGATAACAGGTGCTATTATGGAAAACATATCAAAACCATTAGCTACGGTAAGTGAAAAATTAGAGCCATTGATGGCTAAATTTACAGAATTAAAAGATAAAATAATGGAAGGAATTGCTCCTATTCTTCCTGTGTTTTCATTTATAGGAGAATTATTAGGTACTGTAATCGGTGGAGCTATCGATGTTTTAGTTGGAGCATTTTCAATATTATTTGATTTTGTTTTCGGAGGTATAGATATGATAAGTGGTTTTTTACAAACTTATTTAGTAGAACCAATTATGAGTTTTATAAGTACTATACAATCAGGATGGGAAATGGTTAAAGGTTTCTTCGGTATGGGTGGAGAAGAAGCTGGAGGTGGTGAAGCAACTCAAAGTGTTAATGATGGTGTTATGCAAAATGGACAGGTTATATCAACAGACCCTGCAGATTTCTTAATTGCATCAAAAAACCCTTCCGCATTAGCTGGACAAATGGCAGGTGGAGGTGATGGAGGTGGAACTGCGGCATTAGTTAGTTCATTAATTGCGGAAATGCAGGGAATGAGAGCTGATTTGGCTGCAGGTAAAATAGCGGTTAACATAGATGGTCAGAAAATGAACGCAAAAATTGCAGCAAATGCAGTTAGAAATCCAATAAGCTAATAATGGGAAAAACAATTACAGAATTATTCGAAAGTAATAAGGTATCAAGACAAATACCTCAGGCACCTCCTACAAGTGGTACTTCTCAAGGCGGACAATTTCTTATTGATAGAAATAATAGAGTAGGTAATTTTCTGGGTAATGCATTAGGAACGAAAGACCCATTAAAAGAAACTGCGTTTGAACAAGAAACAACAGGATTAAGAGTTAGGAGATTTATAAATGAACCTACTTTATATGGTACTGATATAGTAAGATTACAACAAAAAACAACTTCTTTTATACAAGGTATGATTGCGGCTAAAACAAATGAAGATAGCGCAGCAGTAGTATCGATATTAAAAAATTCAAATGGATTTGCTGGAAAAGTAAATAAATTCTTAGGAATACCTACTACAATATATCCATCATCATTGAGAGCGGAAGAAGCATTTCAAAAAGGGAAAGAACCGCTAACAAATGAAACAATTGCTAAGATAAAAAAAGATGCAGCAGGTTCTCTAATTGGTAGATATCTAAATGATACTGCTAGAGGAACTCCTCAACAGGCATCTAAGCAGGTAATTGGAGGTGGTATAGGTTTAGCAAAAGGAGCGATTAGGAATACATTAGGAAATAATAATAAAGTTGTACCTATAACATCGGGTAGTTTAGATAAATTTGGTGAGTTTTTTAACCAAAAGTATTTTGATGGGAATACCTACGAAACTTCAATGGTTGAACTTACAAAGGCTGATTCGTATAACCAAATTGATATTACTTCTACCTCAAACGTAAAAGGATTAAAGGGTACAACTGGAGTTTTTGGAAAAGTTAGATGGTCAAATAAAAGTACATATGGATTAGTATTATCAGAAGATACTACTCATAAAAAATTTGGAGAACCTACTAAGAAGAAGTTAGCAGAATTTAATACATATGTAAATCCTTATGCAACAGGTTCAGCGGCGTTAATAGAGGGTAAACTTAAAAATAATACACTATTACAATTTTTAAAACCGGCTCCATTAAAAGAAAAGGAAATAACAAGATATTCAAAGGATAGTGCTAGAACATCTATCCATAACAAAGATGCGGTTTTAAATAATGAATTAGGAAAAAGAAGAGGATTATATACAGATAGAGATTTACTAAATCAAACGGGTAAATTTACAGAATCAGAATTGCAAACTGTTAAAGTAAATGGTACGGATATTTCTGAAGTAGATTTAATACCTCTACGTTTTCAAAAAGTAAATGATGGAAGTGCAGTTTATGTACGTTCAGTAGTAACAGGATTTAATGAAACATTTTCACCAGGATGGGATTCAAGCAGAATGTTGGGGCATCCTTTTAATTTTTATAACTTTACAAGTGTAGAGAGAAAATTAACTTTTAATTTTAAGAGTTATGCAATGTCTCAACCTGAATTAGTATTAATGTGGAGAAGATTAGAATTTATTTCACATTGTACATATCCAGATTCTTACACCGGAAGTGGTATATTTCAACCTACCTTAATATATTTTACATTTGGTAATTTATATATTGATAAAGTTTGTTTTATAGATAGTTTATCATATACAATAGATGAATCGGAAAATCTATGGGAATTGGGTGGTGATAAAATAAAAACAAAAGCTGGTAGTTTCGTTGATTTTAATAGTAGATTTAATGTTGGAGCAGATAATAACTCTAAACTGTTATCTATGAGTGGTGTTAAAAAAACTCAAAAAAGTGGTAAGTTTGAAGTAGAGAATAATGAGGTATATAATAAAGGAACAAATAGTTCTAATATCAAAGCAAAGGAAAACGTAATTAATTATAATTCGGGTGATTTAAATATGGACCATTACAAATTACCTAAGATAATAAACGCATCAATCGGATTAACATTTATTGAGTCTAGAAATACAACTCAGAATAATCTTTACGGATATGGTAAACCTATTAGTAAGAGTGCTAATAAAAATACTATTTAATATGAGATACGAAAAAGTAGGAACAAAAAAATTGGCAAATGGTAAGAAGGTATTAAAAACTAATATTCCATCTACCATTGAAAAAAGAGATGATGATATCTATATTATCACTCAGGATTCAGATAGATTGGATTTATTAGCTAATCAATTTTATAACGATAGTAGATTATGGTGGATAATTGCACAGGCAAATAATTTGAATGGTGTAAATATAGGAGTTGAAGCTGGTATTCAACTAAGAATTCCAAAGGATAAGTTTTTGATAATAAATAATTTATAAAATTATGGCAGTAGGGTTTCCGTGGTATAAATCAATAGATGATTATATTGTAAAGGAATTGGAGGCTAGAATAGACCCAATAAAAGTTTCACGTCTAGTACCTTGGATTTCAGCAACTTCTAATTTAGGAGGGCAATTTACATTATCAAGTGGTAAGTATGATAGTATATTTGGTGGAGGTAATGCTTCATATGATACTACATCGGAAATGAAATATCGACCAAACCCAATCATTACAGATTTTTCAATTGACTTTGCAAATAGGGGAACATTAAGAATGGCAACATTAAAAATTAAATGTTTTACACCTGAGCAACTTACTGAAATGCAAAAATATTTTATGGAACCTGGTATCAGTATTATGGTACAATGGGGATGGAATTATTCTATTTCAAAAGGAAAAAGTGTAGGGCCGATTGCTGCTAATGCCGGTAATGTAAACAAATATAATAGAAATCCAGATGCATTGTTTGATATACGAAGTTCAAATGGGGGATGTTACGATAATTTAGTAGGTATTATAACCGGTGGAGAATCTGATATAAGTGGTGAGGAATTTAACATTAGTTGTAAGATTACAACTATGGGAGAAATACTTATGAACCATTCTCAAGAAGGAGTGCAGGTTGATACTGTAGCAGAAAAACCATCGCCAGTTGTAGTTCCAGGTAAAACTATAACACAACAGGAAGAAGCAAAAGACCCAGCGGTAAACGTTTCTTATTTTTTTAATCAACTTCCTGCTGAATTTAGAACTACACCTGTATTAGCTGCGGTAGCTAAAGCTAATCCAAAAGGCGACTTTGTAAATTTTAATGAATCAGCATTAGATGAGGCAAAATTTGAAACAACAAAGGGAATGTTTAATAACACATTCTCTGGTGATATGGTGTGGCAAGGAAAACAAATGACCGCAACTGATTCGGAGAGCCCTATAACAAGCAAAAAATATTTGAGTTTCTATATGTTTATAGAAATATTAAATCAAATGAGAGTAAAATTCGAAACAGGCGAAGGAGCACCTGCGGATTTTACAATGGATATTGGAACTAGAGATGCACCAAAAATATTTATAAGTTCTTTCTCAGGTATATTTTCTACCGATGA